GCAGTTGTAGCAACTGTGTCAAGTGTTACCTTAACATCAGCTTGTTTCAAATATTCAAATGTAAATGAATAGTTCGTTGTAGAACCATTCCCTGTATATGTAGTTTGTGTTGTTGCCATTAGTAACGATTCGTTGGGATAATTCCTAGTTCGGCATTTCTATCATTCTGTTTCTTAATATTAATACGCTGCTTAATGCTATTTTGCATTTCAGTATCTAATTGTAAGAATGCAGATTCTTCAGCAGATTTCTGTGCCCTACTTAATTCCATATGGATTCTATCATACTTACCAATAGGAGTAGTTTCCGATGTTACAAGCCTTCTACGTGCGTCTTTTAACTCTTGTATTGTATTACGTGATTCAGCTAGTTTAGAAATACGTTTAATTTCAGTCCTAAAGAAACCACTTTTACCCATGATTTCAAATAATTTAGCTCGTTCATCATATTCTAATTCAACACCAGTACGTGTTTTAAATGCAGTTGAAATATCATATTCAATATCATACAAGAATTTTTCTTCAGGAGTCATTGCTGGATGAATCTTAAGTGGGGAATGTTGATTATAAAGACGTTGTAAGAAGGTATATTTATTTGGAGCTTCCCCTGTAATAGGACTAATGATAGTAGGTAGACGGTTAACAGGATCAAATACACCAATAATTTGATTACGGTTTGCAAGATGAGACATAATATCATTATTAATCTCTTTTAAACCACCATCAAGTAATTGACCAACTTGATTACGAGCACCACCAAGTGGTCCAAGTGAGCTAATTTGACCAGCTGCAAAACGATTAATTTGATATTTATTACCAGCAAGCATTTCTACAAGAGGTGTTAAAATAGAAGCAGCTTGGTTATCTGCCATTGCTGCACCTAAAACAAACACTGCTTTTTCAAGCATCTTTTCAGTAAAAGTCTCACCAAGTAAATCAAAGTTATCAGCAATGTTAGCAACAGTTGCTACCCAATTACTCATACCAGGACCAAGAAGCTCATTATATTCAACACGTGTGCCATCCTCTAGAACAAATGAACGAGTTTTGAAGTTACTATTTTTTTGACGTGCTTTATTTAGTCCACGATCATAAGTACCATCACCGGTTGTACTATAAAAACCATCACCAAAGAAACGATCTTTTAATGTATTAAAAAGAACTGCATAAGTAATAGCAGTAGAAATACCACGCCTTCCAAGAGTTCTATTTTTTACATCAGAGATAGCGTTTAATTTAGCAACGTCATCCATTTCATTTAATTTATAACCACGTTTACTCAGAACTTTTTCCATTAGTTCTGGGTTTTCCATAAAAGTTTGTAAGGGAGTATAAACTAAATCATTAATGTCTTCTTGAAAACTTCTCAACGGAAAAGGAATAGTTTCATCAACGATCCTAAATACATTTGTTAAAGTTGTAGGGAAGGTTAAAATTGGAACAGCTGCTGGTACATACCTAAGTAATCCATTTAAACCTCTAGTAATACCTGAATCTAAGTTAAGAGCAATATCTGAATTCCTGTATTTAACAACCTGATCTTTGATAAGTTCATCCTTACCAAACATACTATTATATTCAGAATCAGCAATCTGTTTAATTCTAGCTGGTGTTGCAGCTTCTCCTAATCTTTCTAATTCATCCATAGCACGGAAACGTGCTTCTTGATTGGCAATAGTAGCACCACTCCAACCATCTAATGCTGTAAATGAATTTGGTGTTAATCTAAAGATGGGATCAGATTCCATTGCTTTTAAACCATCATGATAGTTTATAAGAAATTTAAATGCATGATTACCCCTAGCTGCCTCAGCATCAGCAATAGCACGGTGTTGTACTGCTAACTCATCTTGTTTAATCATATAATCAAGACGAGTCTGGCTTTTTACAGAATTAGGATTCTGTGATGCTTTCATAAATAACTTACCAGCATATGGCAAAGCTTTCTTTTGTGTTTCAAAGATAGAATTATAAGCCATCCAACCACGTTGAACATCTTTTAATTTACCACGCATCATTGCGCCAGCAAAATAAGAAATAGGTTGTTCTACATGACCAGAAAAGTTACCATAAAGTGCTTTAGCTCCACTAGTAGTTGATGATAATATACTGTTAAAATAATTACCTTTTACAGCCTGCATTATAAGATTTGGTGCATCTGGATCTGTATCAATAACAGGACGCAGATAAACAAAAGCCTTAAGAAGGCTATCATTTAAAGTAGAAATAGAATGAATCTTACCATCAGTTTTTTCATACAACTCAAGAAATGCATCTAAAATATCAGGTCTATTTTTCTGTAGATATTTCCAACTTTCAGTAAACATCTCACTTTCAGTTTGAATATCTTTTAAAACTTGAGGGTAAGCATCACTAATAGATTTAGAAATCTGTTCAGGTGATTTACCAAAGTTTTTAATCTTTTCTGCAACTGCTAAGAAACCACGTTTTTGAGTTGTGTAATATCTAGTAGAACCTACAAGTTGTTGGAAAAATCTAATTTTATCAAGAAGTTTTTCTTTAGCATTATCTACAGAAATAGAATCTAAGTTAAGACGAATACCTTCAGACAAATCAGCAATCTGTCCAGCCATAGATGTAGCAGTATAAGCTTGTGCTCTAGCTATATCCATATCACCGTATTCTTTAGCCATCTTACTAATAGAACTCAATGCTCCTCTGTAACCTTCTTCAGTTAAAATTTCAGCACCAAACTCATTAGTTGAAATAGTTGGTCCAAGGACACGTTTAATCTCGTCTACACTAGCAGTCGGGTCAAACAGTTCTACAACTAGATTATCACCTTGTTCTAGAACTTCATCGAAAGTAACAGACCAATCTGTTGCTTGCATACCATAACGGTCAGCTTCTTTTAGTTGTTGAGTAAGACCAATAGTAATTTCTTCTACACCACCAGGTGTTTCTGTACCATACTTAAGAGCTGGTTCACTAATAAAATTACCTAGACGACCATACACTGTACCTTTGTTACGAGCAATACGTGCTGCATCAACACTAGCACCAACAATACCAAAGTCATCTACTGATCGCATACCTACCTCTCTGAAGTCGTACAAATCATGTACACCCTTCATAGGAATGTTAGTATCAGAATTCTTAGACATATTATAATATCCAAGTTCATCTAGATCAGCTTCTTGTTTAGCAACATATTGTTCTAATGCTTCTTCTACATTATCACTTTTAGGTGGAGGTGCAATTTCAGCAAGACGTTTTACTGCTTTAGGAGTGTCACCTACCATTACAGGTTCTTGAAATATCCGTTTCATTTCTTCAAAAGAAGAATCCATTTTTTTTATAAAAGGTAAAAATGGAATAAGAAAACCAAGTGCTAGATCTTCATTAATATTCTTTTGACGGCGTTCATCTGTACCATCAGTATCAAGTGTAGCCCAATTATCAGGAATAAAATCATACTGAGGAGGTATCATTTTTTTAATACTACCTAAGAAGTTATCACCTTCTTCATAAGGAGAAGCAAAGCGTCCAACTGCTAATGATGAACCAGCTTCTATACCCCTAGCACCAATAAATTTCATAAAGGCGGATTCACCAACCTTAGAGCCAATTCTAGCTTGAGCTGATGTACCAGCTGCCATACCAGCATTTTGTAGTAAGATAGTAGGTGCTACTACAGCAGAGATGTCTCTTGTTACTTGAGCTAATGAGTCCTCATATTTAGTAGCTTTAGGAATTTGAGGAGTATCTAAACCCCTCATAAGATATTTAGATGCTGCATTTAATGCATTTGTAGCAGTATCAATGAGACCTTGACCTGGTGCACTTAAACGTTCTTTAACTTGTTGATTGGTTTCTTCAAGTGGTTGACCAAAGTAACTAAGACGTTGACCAAGCCCCTCAAAGTAACCACCTTCTTCTTGTGGAGCCTCACCCGTGGGTTGAGGTTCTGGTTGTATTGACTCTTGTTGTGTAGGTACTTCCGTAGAAGTTTGAATAGACGAGGGTTCAGAATCCAACTCCTGCTCTTGAGCAGCTTCTTGCCTTCGCTTAATGTCAAAAATTTGAGCATTGGAAAGCATTCGTTGTTCTTCTTGTCTTTCGTATTCAAGTTGTTCGTCTACACTAGAGTTCTCTGTAGGATCATTCATTGTCTACCAATGTTATTTTTTAAAATTTGAATAAGTTTATTAGCATAATCAGGGTCAGTTGCATACCCTTGTTGCTGTAACATTTGTGCCGCTTCTTCTATAGAATTAGCATTATTGATACCTTGGTAACTTTCATAATTTTTGTACCAACGATTTACAAGGTCATTTACAGAATCTTCTTTAGAAGCATAATCTTTAAAATTAGCTGATTCTGTATTTAAAGCTCCATCTCGGTATTCAGTTGTCATTCTAGAGGTAGAAGTTTCATTAGGTGTAGCTTTCATACCAAAGAAATTATTCATACCTGATGGTGCTTTACCAAAATTAGACTCAAGAGCCCATTGTGCTGCCACTAGTTCAGGAAATTTTGCGCCACTAGCTCTTGCAGTATTAACAATATCACCAAAAGTACCTGAGTTACCACCCATACTAGGCCGAAGATTTTGACCGACAGTTCGTCTAACTACTGATTCTACATGTTTAAACTGAAAAAGATTACCAGAGGTTACTTTTTTGTATAACGCAGGGGGTAATGATTCCATCCAATCTTGTTCTTCAGTTGCAGGTACTAACTGAAAATTTTTACCTGTAACTTTATTAATAGCATCCTGTTGTCTTTGGAAAAACTCAGACATTTTTAATGGATTATTTTGATACCTAGGATTAGCATTTAGTTTTTCTAATGCTCTAACCATCAAAGGTGGGTATATAGGGGGAACTATTCCTAATGCAACCTCTTCACGTGTCTTTGCCATTTGAGTTGCACTGCCTAATGCATAAGGTATATCAGCAATAGCGTCACCTTTTGTAATTAATAAATTATCATTATGAGTTAAACGATCAGTATCAATACCATGAAGCTGTGGATAAATATAATTATTTAATTCATCCTCCCCTCTTGCAAAAGGATTAGTTGTAGGAGCACCTTTTGGATTAGTTACAGGATCATAGATACCTAGTCCTCCCTGTGTTACTAAGCCATCTACATATTCCTTAGCCTGCTCATAAGATGCACCTTCATTAAGATCTTTAAACTTTTTAATTTCACGAATATATGCATTATAGAAACGTCTTGTTTGAGTATTAGCATCATCACCACTTGTAACATTTGTACGCCTTTTAGCATCAGCTAATATTGCTTTCTTTACTTCTACATGATCTCTTCCAAAAAACAATTCTTGTTGTGCTTGATAAATTTTAATAGCAGCCGCTCTTACTTCAGCATTTTCATACGAATTAACTTTTTCTAAAGAAAGATTCCTTGGATTCAAAGCCATCATACTTAAATCTTTTTCTTCAGCTTCTTTAGAATTTTTTCTCATAGAAGCAATAGCAAGTTTTATTTCAGGATGAAACTCTGATTCCAAAACACCATTTTGTGCAGCGGTTTTTACAAGATCTTCAACTGCAGGTTCTCCACCTATTTCAATACCTTTAGTAATAGTAGGCAGACCAACTGTCATGTTTTGTAGGTGTTTATCTTTTTTATATTTCTGCTCAGCTTCAAATACAGCATTAGCTGTTTTTCTACCTTTGTCTGCATAAAGTTCAAATTGAGCTGGAAATCTTTCTTTCCAAGTTTGACCATTGTCAGTAATAACACTGCCAAATTTCTCTTGTTTATCTATATCATCAGTAGAAGAAATTGCATTTTTCCAAGCTGTATTTGCTGTACTATAATTAGAACCATTAATTAGTGTTCTATAAGCTATTTCTAAATGTTCTCCTGCAGCAATAAGTTCAGTAGCTTTTTCTACTAAAACTTGTTTATCAAAAGTTATCTTTCTTGTAGAAGCTTGATTTAATCTAATCTTATTTTGTTCTTCAATGTTAGCCCTAGCTTTAGAAAAGAATAGAGCTTCAGTAATACCATGCTTATTACGCATCAAAGTATCAACTTCTGATCGAGTGGTACTTTGAACAATGTCAAGCATTTCAGGATTGTTAAATGCCTCAGAACCTGAAAATTTTCTACCGTTAGGTAGTTGATATTTCTGTTCAGTATTTTCTAAATTTTTATTGTAGAACGTATTATATGATGAATCATAAAGTCTATTAAGTAAAACACGTTGTCCTACTAAACCTAAGCCTCTTTCAGAAGCAAGTGATTCAAATGTTTTATGTAAAGGTTCACCAGATTGTGCACCTTCTTGTTGCATTACTGATGCAGCTTTAATACCAGCTCTTTCAACTTTATTAACTGTATCATCATAATATAATGCTTCATAAGGATCAAGATCCTCAGCCATTGCTAGCGCAGTCTGATCCTCTAATTGTTTAGCAGTACGACGATCTGCAGTTTTTTGTAACGTATCACTAAGACCAACAATACTATCTAAAACAGTTTCAGTAGCTTGTTGATCATATTTAGCTTGCTGTTCATCTCGTTTGGCAATTTGATTTAAAGAAGATTGTTGGCGTTCCTGATTAGCTACTTCAATCTTTCTGTTTTCTGCGAACCTTCGTTCTGTATATTCAGCGTTATCCTCCATTGCCTTTAGATTGGCTGCACGCTGATCCATTTCAGCCTTATGTTTCCTTTCTAAAGCATCCAATACTTTAGCGTCACGCTTCTCCATTTCAGACAAGCTAGCTCTAGATAATTGAATTGGGGCAAACCCTTTTTGTTGTGTAGCTGATCTAAATTGAAGACGTGCCATAGTTTATTAATCGAAAATAATCGGACTGGTATTTAAATAACTAGATGGGTTTGTTAGTTTTGTAGTAGGAGCAGGATTAACACCAATTTCTGTTTTAGTAATATTTTGTCCACTATAATCAATAGAGGCAAGAGACCCTGCTGCACTACCAATACCCTTAATAAGTGGTGCAAACACACTTTGCTGTGCTGCTGATGGTACAAAACCAGGAATTGCTTTCATTGATTTGACAAACTCTCGTTCAGGTGTTTGCTCAGGTTTAGGATCATAACCACCAAATTCTGGTTGAAGCATCATAGATGCAAAGGTATTAAGATCAGCATACTTTTTCTGTTGAATAAGTTGCTCAATGTTACGTTCAGTTTGATCGATAAAACTCTTCATATTAGAAGACATAATTCGACCATTGTACTCAGCTTCACCTTCTGCACCTTCAATAGCATTAACGATCTTTTCTAAATTAAGACCAACACCAGTAATAGCTAGGCTTGTTTCAGCGTTTAACTGTGCTAACTCAATACCAGCTTGTTTACGCTTACCAGTTAACTCAGCTTCTAATCCAACAATACCACGTTGTAATGCAGCAGCTGATGATTGTTTTGCTTTTAGCCGTGATCCACCAGCTTGACCTACAGCAGCTTTACCTTCTGCTATCAAACCTTCAACTAAAGTAGCTTGTTTTTGAAGAGAACCAGCAGTCATCAAAGTATCAATTTGACTTGTAATAGCTGCTGTTCTTAAATTTCTTTTACTTCTAATACCAAGTAGTTGAGTATCTTGTTCCCTAACAGCAAAAGCTTGTTCAGTATAAGCATCTTTTAATGCAGATAAACCACTTTCAGCTTGAAACTGATTTTGAAGAAACATGTCTTCAACTGCATCAAACTGTGAGTCAAAAGCTTGATTTGCTGCGGCTTGGTTTAAACCTAATTGACCGGTAGCAATTTGATTACTTTTTTCAAATTGTCTTAGCTGTTGTGCATATGCAA